CCTAGTTACAAAAATTTCGCACTAGCCAGAGCATACAAGCGTATGTCTGGGTAATGTTACAAAAAATAACTTTGAAGCAATTAATAAATTAATAGCGTAATCAGACCGGCTTGGAGCTCGAACTTACTTAAAGAAGTAAGACATGACATCGACCATCATGTTTTAAGAAGAATTTAAATAGTTTCTTCACTATATGTACTATTTTAGTATGGGGTCTATCAGTATAGTACAACTGGATTTACAGGGTGAACTCCCTCCATAATTAAAGTTTTATGGTAACTATAATGCTACAGGTGGAGCATAAATATACAACATAGGTACATTCAAAAAGAATACAGGTGAATAATCAGGTCCTACCTGAAAATAGAAAGTATTCATATCATAATCTACTTCTGCATGTCCAGATTCCTCATGTGTTATCCAATCAAAAGTTATCGTGTCAGTAGTTGTACCTGTATTTGTATTACCTGTTACACGGGTTGCTGGAGAAGTATCTAACATAGTATAGATACTATACATAGGTGCATTGATACTTACACCAGTGTTGGTTTTTTGGTTCATAACGGATGTACCAAACGCGCTTTTTCTTTTAATTGAAAACTCCGCCGCAGCTATAGAATTACTAACATTAATATTGAAAACTGCATGCGAGGGATTATAATTTGCACCAGCAAGTAACTCTTTACATCTACCAGCTGAAATTGATTTATATTGCATTGAATCTACATTCAATTTCCATGTGAATGAACCTCTTTCACCAAGGAAACACGATGAAATCAAGTGATATGGAGTATTTGTTACAAAATTAAACTTCGCTGGTACAGTGGCTACAGGTGCTGTAGCACTGTGCAAACCATTAATATCAAAACCACGATAAACGGGACGACGTGACATATAATTGTAATGAAATTCAGATTGTGATGTGGGTATAACGTCATTCCATGAAATGTGATGGTTACAACGTTGCAAAAGTTCACGAAGAGAGATAACACTTTCACCCATATATACAAGATTGACATTTTCATCAACGTTTGAAGGTGCTCCCATAGTAACTTCATCTTGCACATCACCTTGCACAGTAAAAAAGTTGATTTGATCACTAATTTCTTTAGGAGCAGCAAACTCAATATTATCTGCAGCTCTTACAAAAACCAATACTGTTACATCAGCAGTAGCTAAAGGTGATGTCAATTCATTCATAACTCTAACTGTTAAAATACCATTAACTGTATCAGAAGAATCAGCTGCTAAGGCCAGTTCAGAATACACATTATCGAATACGGAAACAGTTTTAAGATACGATGTTCGTTGAATATATGGTATACGGACACTAATAAAAGTATTATCAGTTATATCCTGAACATGATTAAATACTGATTGAGTATTACTTGGAACGTTAGCTACGTCACCAACAGGATCCCAAGAAAAACGCAATCTACCTCTATGATAAGGTGTACATACTACTTTAAAATCAAAAATTATATCACCTCGCCAATACTCAAACATATTATTACATAAAAACATAGGTGTACCATTAATGAGATCTTGACCTGTTCCAGTAGTCTTTTTAGCCATGCTTGGACAAACATAAGAATTCCATAACAATGTGTTAGGACTATCTGGATTGCCCCAAGTAAATTGGGTTAAATATGATGATCTTTTACAGAAATTTGAAATTAGTAGAGGATTTTCTTGCACATCACCGATACATCTATTATCTATACACAATTCATTCTTTGAATCAATTGTTAATTTTTCTGTAACATCTGCTTGATCTGATGTAGCTAAACCATGGAAAGGTAGATTCTTGAATGGTGCAATTTTATCTATTACAGGAACTTTCGTGTAACCAAAGCTTGCTGCAATATCCGCAACTGTTTTTGAAACCATAGAAGTTGAGGTCATGTAACTTCCAATTACAGGCACACTAGACAATAATCCTGAAGCACGTGCTATTGAAGAAGCAACTTTACTTACAGGACCATTATGATATTCATCTTTACCCTGTACTGCTAAATCCACAGTTAATCCACTTAATTGCACATTCTCAGCCCAACAGAAAACTTCTATTGAAATATTAGAAGCAGAACCAGCAGTTGCAAAACCTAAAAGGGCCACTGAACGTATATTTGCTCTACCCATTTGCAACGTTTTTGCAGTTCCAACTGTACCATGAATGGGTAACCATTCTGAGATATTTAAATAAGGAATAGACATCTCACATCCACTACAATCTTGAGGATATAACCACGCACTTGGTTTTTGCGAAAAAGGTATTGCCAAATCTCCTCCTGTTCCTGCTGGCGCAGAATTAAGCATATTGTATAATGGATCATAACTCAACATATAAGCTCCATAATAAAATGGAGATCCATTTATGACCACTTTTAATTTTAAATCGCAACGGATAAACGCATAGTTGTGCAACTTGTATTGAATACTAGCTGTTTTAAAATATAATGTCCAAGGATCAAAATATTGACTAAATACCACACCGACATTATTTGTATAAGAGGCAATGTTAACTGGTCTAGATAAGAAATCTTTAAGATCAGAATCTGCTGTATTGGTGGGTGTATACCAATTCTTACTTGTAGCTTCCATAACATTTTGACCAGATACATCATCATCAAATTCAGTAGTAACTTGATGAGTTGTTGGTGGTGCTTCAGATTCTGTTTCATCACCTTGAACCTTTAAACAAAAGCTTGATAAAGATTCGTTATTATAGCTATTAAGGCTGCTATTGCCTGTAGAGTTTTTACATGGGACTCTACTATATCTCGACAAATAATTAGACATTTGTAAATTTTTATTTTTATTTTGTATTTTGACATTCAACATAAATTATAGACCAACTGTCCTGTACCTTTACCACTAACGTGATCTTACAGTCATAAGATCCACACTTCATTTTCCCACTACGATAATTGTGAGAACGCATTAAACGAAGCTTCCGTACAGACACAAGTGCTACACTTGTGAGTTAGACAATTCTTTTTTACTACACAAAGAGGACGTTACTTTATATATTTATACAGACATGAATTGAACAAATAGTCTGTCCTTCGATTTATACCCCCACAGGGAAGTACATTTCAAAAGAATCACAATGACGTGAACTACTTTTGAAATTTTCACACAATTCATCGAAAGTCGGAAATGTGCTATCCTCAACCCAAAGATCCCAATGTAGATCTTTGATGAGTTTTTTGAACATTAATGATTTTTCTTCAAACACATCTCTACCATAAAAGAAGTATTCTCGAAGTGCAGTAGATATAACAGATATACCTTGTGCTTCTTTAGTCACAGATTTGGATCTGTTCCAAACCATTAACATTTTTTCTATTGAACTATGGTCTAAAGGTGCAACCATGCACCCTAGACTCTCTTCAAATCTCCATGTTCTTTTTAAAAAAGAAGCATCTTTTATATTAATAAAAGGAACACTTTTAGCTTCTTTATCTGCCATAGTGTAACCTATACCTAAACTAGCAAAGGTTTCAGCTATGGCAGTATGGTTAAACCAATTTGCTCTAGGTTTAACTGACATTATATTATCATCGCCATAAGTCATGAGACTAACATCCTCTTTAAAATCGATCAAAGTATGTTCAGGATGTCTTAAATAGTACACGTAACGCACTCGCAAACTATTGACTATACCGTTCAATATAACTGTCAATGGATTGCCAGACGGATTTGAACCGTATAATTGCACTAGATCACCATTGTAATCAACTAATGCAAACGCAGTATCTTCTGCTATACAACGTATTATTTGTATATCTTCATCTGTGTAATTACCTGATATTTTACAAAAGAAGATAATAATATCGAAAGCTGTTAAAATTTCTTTTGGTGTCATTTTCTTATCAAACATTTCATAATCTCCAGCTACAATATTATCTTCACCATTCTTCGTAATATAATCGTACATTTCTTGCCACTCAACTGATTGAGCTATTGTACCTGGGGCAGCTTCAAATGCTAAGCGTTCATTTTGCAATAAACGCGTAAATGATAATAAATATTTTCTTACTACTATGGTCCAATCGAATGGAGCACCTGTAAAGACACGTGTTTTTCCAACACTAGCTTTCTTGAACGAAACTGGTTCATCCTTTAAATGGGCACAAAAATTTGGGTGAGCCTGTTCATTTGATTTGTATCTGTTAATAATTTCATCGACTCTATCCATGATTTCATCATTAACTTTCACAGGATCCAGCATTCCATGTACTGGTGGGATTGTCTCCATAAAGAATTTCTTACTCATTTTCCATGGATTACCGGCACTCGTATTACGATTTATTTTATCAATATATGCAACTTGTGCTCCATTTATAGCAGTAAAATCATCAAGTACATGTAACATGGACGAAATTTTAGTTTCATCGATATTTTCAAGTACATCTTGGATGTAGCCTTGTGCACACAATTCCAAAATCCCTGTATCAAGTGTATTTATTGGTCTTACAAGATCTTTAGCAGCTATGTGCCAAGGTGCCCAAGATTTCATTTCAGGTTTCGTAAACTTAGTTTCATAGCCCTTTTCCTTGAGGAAATTATTCATAGGTGTATTTACTACACTTGAACCACTTTTTCCTCTGAAATCGGTAAAAGAACCATATACATTTACACTCCCTTCTGGTAAATATCTAAATACTGACTTCTTATGTAGATCAGTAACTGGTCTTTGTTTACTTTTGCTTGATACCATTGAAAAATCACCTGCTGATACGTTATAACTGGTTAAATTATTATATACTTCTTCAATGAAATTACCATCTAAATGAGTTGCATAAATCTCTCCCTTAACCATCTCATTAGCAAGAAAATGAAGTCCAACAATGCAATAACCATAAGCACTGTTTATAAGAAGAGGCATACCGCAATCACCGTTTTGAGTAGATTCATCACTCTTACCCAACCAAACGGCATGTTTAGCTTCTATGTTTATATCCTTATAAGTGAATTTACGTTCAGGTAATAATTGAATTTTCTTCACAGGATTTAGAGTCACGTTACCATTTTCTGCACGGTTTATGTACATTCCATTAAAAATACCATTGGCCTTGCCTTTCTGTATATATTGGACTATTTTCTTTTTTGGTGGTAATGATCTAAGCGTCAAAAAACATAAATCATGGTAGGGCACTCTTTGTACATCACATTCACTTATACAAAAATCACTATTGGAGTTCACCCCTTTTGAATGAGTGAAAACTACATCAATATGACCTCCTTCACTTAAATCAGGAACATTGTGATTATTTGTTAGATAAATATGACCACCCAAAGCAATCATTCTACCTCTATTTATCTTTTTAGTTTTGTCACTTTTGATTTTAATGTGACACACATTTTCAGATATTTTAGAACAAAATTGTGTAAAATCAACACTTTTGGAAGAAGAGCTCTCACGCGAAAAATTTGCAACCGAAACATCCAAGGCATTATTATACCACACATTCTCTCGACCATTAATCTCGGCTAAAGGTCTTTTCCCTATATCAGCAGAGACATCACCTTGTGGAGTCAATTTGTTGTACATCTTGTAAAAAGTAATAAATGACGTGATTGCTAAAGTTAAAGCTAAGAAAAGCTTAGGTTGTTTTAATTCATCTTTCATTCTATCACCCATTGAAACCCACGTATTAACATTAGTTAATTTATTTATCAACTCATTCTGTTTGATACGATATAAATTTATGTTACGCTTCAAGCTAGTATAGAATGAAATTAAAAGGCGGACTCGTTGAATTTCTGGTCTTGAGATAAAAGAAGTCCACATAAATGAAATCACCGTTAGGCAACTAAGTACACCTAATGCAAAAAATCCCAAATTTTCTACATCATTCATAAAACCTTGGGGTCTTATTTGGCAGAGTGTGTCAGGTAAATTGCAACAGAGACACAATTCTGTCTCCAACATCAATTTGGTACAGTTCTCAACGCGGACTTGATCATCATTAAATCTCACTATAGCTGTGTGGTACCATTGTAACAATTCAGTTATATTAGCATTTTCCAAAACAGTCTCTATCTTGGCATAATGTTTACCTTGATCAATAGGAGTAGGTCTGACTAATTCAACTTTAAAGAACCATAGATCAGGATAAGGTTGATCAGTAGGTACTTTCTCCGAATCCAACATATTACGTTCATTAAGATATTCTCTTTTTACTGTAGGAGTAATTATGTATGGAAAACGTCTTTGCACAGCTGAAGGACATGAAAAATAATGATAGGCATTTAAATTTTTTACATTAGTTGTTGCAATAACTAATTTTCCACGAAATGGTGTTGTACCTTTCATCTCCAATGATGCTTGATCTGGACAAAAAGCTTGATTATTCATAGTTTGTATAACTACATTCAATGAACCTGGATCACCTAATTCAGGCGATTCATTAGCAATATCGTCTAGAATAACTGTATGTTGAGATGTTAAAAAACCATCCCAATATTTTGCGGCAGGATTCACAGTATATCTAAATTCAGGTCCAGATGGTAATTTTTCATGTTTGGCGAAAAAAGTAGCCATCATACTAGTAATTGTGGTTTTACCTATACCAGAATCACCAAATATTAGTAAACCAAATGGTGCTTTACGGTTTTGTCTTGCTGCTGATTTGGTATTTAAATCATCACGCATCATCAACATATCGTTTAATGTGCATTTAATGATGTTAACATCAGATTTATCTAATCTGAAAGAATGTTTACTAATGTTTTCCAATTTTTCAATTACAACATCAAGTCGATTTCGATAATCAGATTCTGTGAAACCATTGGCTTCAGGATTATGTAATTGTTGATTTTGACGGATCAATAATCTGCAATCTTCATATAATTGTTTATAAGTTCCACCTGAATGGAATAAACAATTTATATCTTGTGTTACATAAACTTGATACCCTCTCTCCAATACAAAGAGAATAGTATCACATAGGACATAAATAAAATCAGTTTTCTTATAGAATTTCTTCTTGAGTGTGACTTCTTCTAACTTGGAATAACCAAGTGATTCAAATGTTATACCAATTTTCTCAAAAACTGACATTGTCATCAAATATGTACAGCATTTGTATAATTTTAGAACAATTGGACTTTCATTTATATTCTTGTAAGAGTTTAGAAAATTGCGCGACGTTTCAAAGAAATCTCCTTGTACAGTTAAGTTGGAAAAGATGTCTTTAATATAAGGAAACAATCGTTTAAACAATAATTTGCCTGAAGATTCATTATAACGACTTTTGAAGAAAACACGTACAGCTAAAACTATAACTTCATAAAAAGACATACCTTCTACCTTCATTGTAGCCATTTGCACAAATGTAATTATATCATCAACTAATTTGGGGACATAATCAGGATCAAGATCTTTGATTTGTTCATATATGCGACGGTCTAACATATTCAACATATGATTACGATAGAATCTTTCATAAGCACTCTGGTCAGAACTATCAGTTTGTACTTTACAATTTTTAAATTTTTTACTTTGACGTTTTTTATTTTTTTTTGATTTTTTATTATTATTATTACATATATATAAAGTACGGTTGATTTTACTGATAAATTTGGAACGAGTGACAAAATGTTTACTCATAGGAACAACATCATCAAATATATTAGTGAAATGATGAGGGCGACAAATATAAGGTTTACGATCATAATCATAATAATCAAAATCGTTACTTACATTTGATTCCCAAGATAAAACTCGATCGCGTTTACCACGAGGAGAAAAAGAATCAAAGTGTCCATAAAAATGAGAAGATACTTCGGAAAAATTTCCGTAAATATCATCTGAACACTCTGAGACTTCAGTTACACTCTCATAATCATTAAAAGGTTCTTCACCAATGCTGATTAAATACATGTCATATTCATAAAATGAATATTCCCAGTTTGATCTGGCATATTCGCATTCTTTCTTAAAGATGACATTTTTTCGAATCTCAGCTAGATGTTCGTAACGTCTTATACCTTCCTCAAATAAGACTTCAATGAACATCTGATCTTGTTCGGGCATAGATGCAACCATAGCCATGCTAAATTGATTAACCATTTTGAAAAGGTTATCACGTATTTTTAAAGGATAGTCTGCATCAGAGACTCTCATTTTTTGTAAGTAAATTCGATTTATCATTTTGATAGTTGGTAATTTAATGGTTGTTACACCATTATCGAAATTGAGATATCGACTTACACTAGGTACATATCTATCTAGATATGATTGAATATTTTGGTAAACTTCTAGAGGTAGAGATACCAAATGATTTTGAGGTTGATACGCATTTTGGTGAAAATGCGAGTTTGCATAAGTGTTTTGTGGAGATTCCACGCTGCTGTTTGCAGTAGCATAAATTTGAGTTTGATTAGTATTTTGAGACATTGTTAAGATCGTTATTATTATTAATTGTAGTTCAGTTTTTTAAGCCACTGTTATTTCTCCCGCAGATGGATATCCAGGCTTAACGTCCTGGCAGACGACACTCTCGACTTTTACGAAGTGTGATGATGATAAAATATAATAAAAATATTATATAACACATGCTGGTGATGAATCAGCACATATACAGGGAGCTTAGCGTGAGTCACAACTGTGACTGAGAGGCATTCAAACAAAAGTTTTCAGCTTTGAGTTAGTGTATATATAATATAGATAATAGGGAAATTATCATGTTTTCTCGGTAAGAAAATATGAAATATGTACCGATGAACAAAATATAATAGATTTTTGTTTATTTTTTATTGTTTTATTAAAATATAGTTAGAATGAATTCTATGTATTCATAATAATAGGAACTTCCAAATATAAGGAAGTGAAATATAGCTAAGGGATTTATAACAACGGGTTATAAATATTAGTAGAGACAAACGAATAAAAGGAGGGGTTCAAGGATTTTAATAGAAACTTCGAAAGATACTTGAATATCAAACGACGATTAAATTTTAAAATTAAACAATTATAACTGTTAAATAACATAATTAGGGGTAAAATTAAAATAATAAGGGGGTTTAGTGCCTTAAAATATAATAAGTACTAAGCCTAAATATGAAATCTACTTTGAATAAAAGTGATTTCAAAATAAAATTAATTAGCAAAAGAGCTAACTATTTCAAACTATGGAGTAGAAACGACGGAACGATAATATAGTAAAACTATCGAACGGACTTGCAAATTAATGCAAAAACTGGAGAGATGGGTA